AGTCATCTACAGAACGGGTCATGTTACCATCCGAAGGCGCTCCATTTTGTAAAGCCCTGTAAATAATGGCTGCGTATTCATAACGTGTCATTCCAAGCATCTGGAAATTTTCTAAAAAACTATGAAAGGAGCTGATAACATGGCAAGACCAAATAAAGAGATGATGTTAAGGAAAGAGACAAAAGAAGCCATTCTATCGGCTCTTGAACAGAATGGAAATACAGAAAAATATTTGTTGGACCAGGTGGACCAATATATGGAGTATTATGACAATTTAAAAGAAATAAATGCTAGTCTAAAACAAGAATTTAAGGCAGATTTAGTAAAGGAAAAGAGATTGCTTACTAAAGAAATGAGAAGTATTCTAACGTTCCTCAAATTGAAGCCGGGAACTGATGCAGGTGGTGATGAACCTGAAACATTATAGTAAATACCTTAATCCTTACGCAGAAAAAATCTTAAACAATGAGATTGAACACTGTAAGGAACAAGAGCAGTTAATTACAAACGTTGTTATCCCAGTGTTGGAAAGAGACGATGTTATCTTTGATGAAAAAAGAGTTGAAGATGGGTTGTCTTTGCAAAAATACTTCCCTTATGAGTTGATTGAATGGGAGATATTCTTATTCGCTTGCATTGTGGGAATTAGAATGGCTGACAATTCAGATGTGTTTTTCAAAGACATATGGATAGTGATTGGTCGTGGTTCTGGGAAAAATGGATTTATTAGTTTTTTAATATTCTATTTCACCAGTCCATATAACGGCATACAGGGATATAACATTGATATTCTTGCCAATTCAGAGGACCAAGCGAAGACATCATTTAATGATGTATATGAAATAGTAACAAATCCACCGGCGAAATATGCAAAGGCAATGAAAAGTAATTATTCCGCCACTAAGGAAGACATTTGTTGCAAAGTCACAAAATCGCATATCAGATATAATACTAGCTCTGCCAAGACAAAAGATTCAAAAAGAACTGGTTGTATTATCATTGATGAAAAACATGCTTATCTTGCTACTGACGGAGAGAACATAGATGTATTAACATCCGGACTTGGTAAGGTTCCAGAAGACAGAACAATCACAATCAGTTCTGACGGAAAAAACAGAGGTGGACTACTCGACCAAGATAAGGACAGGATGAAGGATGTTTTGAAAGAATATGATCCTGAAAATAGAACACTGCCGTTCTGGTGCAGGATAGAGGAAGAGGAAGAATGGAAAGACCCTGAAAAATGGGTTAAGGCTATTCCATCAATCAATGATTTCACTTCTCTAAAAAAAAGAGTTGCTAAAGAAGTTAAAGATATGCCATACAAAATGGATTATTTTTCAGAATTTATGGCAAAAAGAATGGGCTATCCTGTTGGAAATAAAGATGTTGAGATTGCAACGTGGGATGATATTCTTGCAACAAATCAGGAAATTCCAAATCTTGACGGAATGAACTGCATCGGAGCTTGTGACTATGCTTTAACTAATGACTTTGCCGGAGTTGTTTTGATTTTTCAGATTAATGAAAAAATCTATGTTAAGCAGCACACATTTGTTTGTAAGTATTCTCGAGATTTGCCCGGAATTAAAGCACCTATTGAAAAATGGGAGAAAAAAGGAGATTTAACGATTGTTGATGAAGTTGAAATTCCAGCAGAGATGTTGGCTGAATGGTTTGATAGACAAATTGACGAACACGGCTACCGGGTTAAAGGAATGGTGATTGACTACTACAGAAGAGGATATTTAATACCTGCCTTGAAAAAAATTGGATTTAATAAAGAGCAAAAGAATTTGTTTTACGCAAGACCAAACGACATAGGACAGGTCGTAACTGGTATTAATTCGCTTTTTATTAAACACAATTTAGCGGTTGGTGACGTTCCGGTATTCCGTTGGATGATTAACAACGTTAAGAAGTACGATTCAGGAAACAACATTCTTTATGGAAAAATTGAACCGCATTACCGGAAAACAGATACGTTCCAAGCCTTTGCAGCAGGAATGACGCAGATAGGCTTGTTAGATACACCGAATTTGGTGGATATATCCGGCATTGAGCCGATAATCATATAAAGGAGCAATATGGGATTAATTAATAAATTAACAAATTTTATTGAGAAAAAAATATCAACAGCAAGAGTTGACAGCGTTTCTGCTGAAACATCAACTAAATTGGCTTTCAAGGCTTTGGCAATTCAAATAGCCGTGTCTTACATAGCGAATGCAATTAGTAAATGTGAAATTAAATTCTATAAGAATGGCAAGAAAGATACGCAAAGCTATCAGTATTACTTGTGGAATGTTAAGCCGAACAATAATCAGTCCGGTAGCGAATTTATTAACAAATTAGTAACGAAAATGCTTACTAACCCTGACGGAGCATTGGTTATTCAAAACAATGGCAAGATATACGTTGCCGACAGCTATCAGAGACAGCCTTATCCGTTCAAAGAGGATGAATATTCTGCGATTTGTATTGAAACATTGCCTTTGCATAAAACATTCAAAGCGAGTGAGGTCTTACATTTCCGATTAGAAGATAAGAACATATCAGAGTTGATTGATTCAGTCTATATGGAATATGGCAAGGCTATAAGCTATGCCTTGGACAGTTTCCTGAAAGTTAATAGTAGCAAGTTCAAGATGAAAATTAAGCAGGATAAGATTGGAGATTTAACTTTTAACGAATATTACAATCAATTCTTAAAAGAGCAGTTGAAAGATTTCCTTGAAGGCAACAACGGAATATATCCAGAAAACGAAGGCTTTGATTTGCAGGAATTTAAGACCGGAAATCAAACAAAGAACTGTGATGACTTAGTTAAATTGAGAAAAGATATGTTTCAGATGGTTGGCGAGGCATTCAAGATTCCAGTTTCGATGATGGAAGGTAATATTAACAATGTTACGGAAATCATTAAGCAGTTTATTACATTTGGGGTAGAGCCTTGGACGAAGCTGATTGAGGATGTTATCAATGCAGGCTGTTGGAATTACGAAGAATGGAAAAAGGGATGTAAGGTAAAGATTGATACAAGCAAGATAGCTTATACAACACTTCTTGACGGAGCAGACAACGCAAGTAAATTAATAGCGAATACAATCTGCTGTCCGGACGAAGTGAGGGAGCTATTTGGTCTTGATTCAATAGAAGAAGAATTTGGAAAACAATTTTTCATAACAAAAAATAACTCAAAAGCCGAAGACGTGATGGATGGAACGGCAGAGGGTGGAAAGGAGTAGAGCGGAATTGAAATCAAAATATTATCAGATGGCAATTAACGAAGACAAAAAAGAAGCTGATGTATACATATATGGCGATATTACTTCTTGGGAGTGGGACGAAAGTGACATTTCCTCCTTCACTTTAAGTAAAGAATTACAGTCCTTACCGGAAGATATTCAGGTCATTAATGTTTATATCAATTCTTATGGTGGAGAAGTCGCAGAAGGCTTAGCTATTAGGTCAGCATTGAAGAGACACAAGGCTAAAGTTAGAACATACTGTGATGGATTCGCTGCAAGCATAGCATCCGTTATTTTTTCGGCAGGTGATGAAAGAATAATGTCTAACGCATCACTTCTTTTTATCCACAATGCTTGGTCGTTCGCTAGCGGAGACGCAGCAGCAATGAACAAAGCAGCAGAAGATTTAGCTAAAATCACTCAGGCATCTATCGAAGCCTACAAGGAAGTAGTTAATCTTAGCGAAGAGAAGCTGAAAGAATTAATGGACGCAGAGACATGGCTAAGCCCGGCAGAATGCATTGAGATGGGATTTGCTACACAGATTGTAAATGACAGCAATTCAAATCCGGCACAGTCAGCACAGAAAGCCATTCAGCAGATTCTTCTTGCAAATCAGAGAGAAGCAATTGAAAATCCGGAGCCACCGGAAACAACGGAACCCGCAAAAACAACAAACGTAATGTTTGAGATATTAAAGAATTTATAAGAAAAGGAGAAATTTATATGTTTAAACCAGAAGCATACGAAGAGCAGAAGGCAAAGGCAATTCAGAAGATTGCAGATGCAGTGAAGAGCGGAAATGCAGAGGACGCATCCGCAGCAGTTACAGAATTTTGTAACACAATTTATGAGAAAATCATTGGAGATTATAAGGAACTCCAGGGAACACATGACGAGCAGGCATTAACACAGAGAGGCTACAGACAGCTTACATCTGCTGAACAGAAATTCTATGAGGGCATCATGGAATCAGTTAAGGCGAGCGACGCAAAGCAGGCTTTATTAACTGCAATTCCTGATGGAGCAATGCCAACAACAATCATTGAAGATGTTTATAAGGAATTAAAGGCAGAACATCCGCTTCTTTCCAAAATCAACTTTAGATTTGTTGGATATATCACTAAATGGATTTTATCTGACCATTCAACACAGAAAGCCGTTTGGGGCAAGATTACAGATGCAATCACTAAGGAAATTGCTTCTGGATTGAAAGAAGTAGACGTTCATCAGAATAAGCTTTCAGCATTCGTGCTTATAAGCAAAGGCTTAATTGATATGGGACCAACATTCCTTGATGCATACGTAAGAGAAGTTCTCGCAGCTTCATTAGCTTACGGACTTGAAGATGGAATCGTAAACGGAAACGGAGTTGATTGCCCTATAGGAATGACAAGAGACATCCATGATGGTGTATCATTCTCGACTTCTACTGGCTATCCACTTAAGACAGCAATTAAGTTAAAGTCATTTAGACCGAAGGAATATGGTGACGTTCTTTCTAAGTTGGCAAAAACAGAAAAGGGCAATGACAGGACATTCGGCAGTGTTATTTTAATAACAAATATGACCGATTATTTGACAAAGGTAATGCCTGCAACAACTGTTTTAAATGGTTCAGGAGCATTTGTTAAGGATGTTTTCCCATTTGCTACTGAAACAATCGTTTCATCTGCTGTTGCAACTGGAAAAGCAATTATAGGTATTCCGGAAGAATACTCACTTCTCGCCGGAGGAGACAAGAATGGTGTTATCGAATTTTCAGACGATTACAAATTCGTCGAAGACCAGAGAGCATACAAGATTAAACAGTATGCTACCGGAAGAGCGTATGACAACACTTGCTTCTTACTTCTTGACATATCTGAACTTGAAGAACTCTATGTTCTTGTCAAGGATATGGCAGAGAAGACAACAGTAACAGCCTAAGGAGATTAGATGATGAGCGAAGAATTAATTTTAAAAATTAAAGATGCGTTGGATATTACATTTGAAGACGAAGATTTTGACAGGAAAATCGTTGGAATAATTGAAGACGGAATCCCTATTCTTCGCTCGCTCTTCGGAGTTGAAGAGGGCGAAGAAATCGATTGGACTAAGCCAAGCCAAGAGAGAATGTTGTTAAAAAACTACTGCTTGTATGAGTTAAACAATGTTAGCGAAAAATTTCCTGAAAATTATCGTTCAGAGATTTTAGGTGTGAGAGCGAAAAATGAGGTGAAGCAATGGAAAAAAGCCAATTCGACAGATACAGTGACGGAGTAGTAAGGATTTGCGAGAAAATCAAAAACAAAATTGATTTTTCCGTTCAATCCGACCACGTCAATGAAGATAATTTCAAAACTATAGTGAAATTAAACTATAACGAAATGTCTAAGCGAATGCAGGACATGACCTTTGCCGAACAAGACGGTTTTTCACTTGATATGAAAATCAAGACAAGGAAAGTCAAGAATGTAAGTGCTAAACATGTCGCAGTAATTGGAGATATGTACTATTCAATCAAATACATAGATAGTGACGATAGGAATACATATTTTTACCTTGAAGGAGTTGATAAGATTGCTGAATAAGTTGGAAGAAAAGTTAAAAGAGATTGACAAGAACACATTCTATGGTGTCGCAGGAGACACCGAAAACAATCTATGGAACTATATCGTATATGCTAGGAACACAACTGACATCAGCACTGATAGAAACGGATTTGTAGATAGATATGTAGTGACTATTGTTAGGGAAAATTACGTTCCTGAAAATACGTTTGATTTAGTAGTTGAAGCAGTAGAACAAGCAGGGTTTAAGGTATCAAATAAATCTGCTGAATATTTATATATGCGAAAAAACGCAGATACAATAGTTGAGATATGTTCCATCTACTTCCACAAGGCAAGGAGGCGGTAAGATGGTTGAATTTAAAGTTGAGGATAACTTTGAAGAACTTCAGAAAAAGATTTCACTCTTGCAAGAGAACGGGGAAGAAATTGTTAATAATATTCTTCACAACGAAGCCCCACAGATTTTTCAGGACAGCATTCAAAACTTATTACCGGAATCTCACCGAAAATGGAATGGAAAGAAAAAGGCTGCAAAGCAGGCTAAGCCGTTTACATCCATTGGCGGAAATCTTTCCGTTACAATCGTAAATAAAAATGCTTATGCATATCTTTACTTTCCTGATGATGGAACAAAGACTAAGAGACATAGAGGAGAACAACACTTCATGCTAAGAGGTGTTGAAGCAAAAGCCGGAACAGTAGTTGAGATGTGTCTTGACCGCTTGACGGAACAGATTAATAAATTGTAAAGGAGAAAGAAAATGGCAGACGAAAAAGTTTTTTCAGATTACGAAGTGAAAAACACAGCGATTAAATTTGAAGGTGACGAAAAAGCCGACAGAATTGGATGTGTTGGAACTTTGAATGAAACAAGAAACATCATTACCGTCACTAAGAAATGTGAGGGAGTTGTTTCTAAGCAGAGAACAAGAGGCGACGGAACTGCAACAGTTAAGATGAACTTGCACATGAGAGCAAGTCACTTATATAAGGCATTGGGAATGGATTTAACTAGCCTTAAGAAAGGTGTTTATGCTTACGGTAAAAATTCTATTCATAAAGAAGCAATCATTACAGCAGATGTTCTTGATGAAGACGGAAGAAAGAAGCTGTTAGCATATCCTAGATTCGTTATCACATCAGCATTCGCAAGAACTATCACTAATGGCGCAGAAGACGTTGAAGAAATCGAGATTGAGGGAACAGCCCTTGCAGACGATTACGGAAACTGCGTATACGAAGCAGTAGTGACAGAAGCCACAGATGTTATTGAAGATGATTGGATGAGTAAGTTCGATTCATCCAAATATCAGGGATTAACGGCATAGGAGGTAGCGAATGGAAGTAACAGTTAAGAAAGAATTTCGTGACAAATACAACGGCACTCTTTACAAGGTCGGCGAAAAAGTCGACTTTACTCAAAAAAGAATTAAAGAGATTAACTCCGTTGATAAGTCCTTGATTGAAGTTAATAAGACACCTGCGGAAGAGGTAAAAGGCAAATAAAGAGGGGGAGAAATCCCCCTTATTTTGAAAAGGAGAAAAAAAGATGCTCAAATTAAAAGACGGAATAGGTGTTCCGGTTCAATTAACTTTTAAAGATTTGTACAAATTAGAAAAAGAAAATCCGGAGCTTGCAGAAGAATATTTCAACTTACAGGCGAAAGATAAGCTGAATGAGTTAGACATGGTTAAGGTCGTATATATTGGCTACTTATGTGCCGGAAATGAGAAGATTTCCTTTGAGGATTTCCTTGATAGAATTTCCAACAACAGAAATGAAACACTTTCAGTTTATTGCGATTTAATCTACCCAAAAAACTAAAATTCCTCGAGCCATTCAAGAAGAGGACATTTAGCATAAGGAAAAGTGACAACATAAGGCTACCGAGAGATTTCAAATTGTTTGACGTTAAAGATTGTTATTTTTGGTACGTCATTAAAGGAAGTCTTTCCGAAGATGCCTTTTGGAATTTAGATATTTCATTCATTAATGGAATATTGGAAAACGAGAACGCATATGAGCAATGGCTCTCATATCAGATAGAACGAAGGAGCAGTTAATGGCAGCAAAGCAGAATGAAGCGAAGATTATATTTACAGCTGAAACAAAGGAGTTCAGCGATGCAATTAAAAAATCAAGCAGAGATATAGAAGCGTTAAAAAGTGAATTAAGATTGAATGCTGCCGAAATGAAGAATAACGGCACTTCAATCACTGGACTAACAAAAAGACAGTCACTCTTACATCAAGAGTTAGAAGCACAGAAGAATAAAACAAGAAATCTCAATGAAGAATTACAAAAAGCTAAAAGCATATATGGAAGCAATTCCGTTGAAGTTAATAAGCTGACTAAACAGCTGAACACCTCGAAGGTGGCTGAACAGAACATTGAGAGAGAGATTAAAACAACTAATACAGCATTAGAACAGCAGAAAAAACAGAGTGAAGCAGTTGCAACGGCTCAAAAAGGCTTAAAAAAAGGACTTGATGCAGTCGGCAAAGCGTCAGGAGTTGTGGCAGCCGGAGTTGGTGCGGTAGTTGCCGGAACAGTAAAAATGGCAAGCGACTACGAAAATTCATTAGCAAAAGTTGAAACATTGGCTGATGGAGCTATGACTAATTTTAATGGAAAGTCCATGTCAATGAAAGATGCCATCACGGAATTATCAAATGAAACCGGTAAAAGTGTTGATGATATTGCTGAATCAGTTTATCAAGCTATATCAGCAGGACAGGACGCATCTAATGCAGTCGCTTTTGTTTCCGACAATTTGAAATTATCAAAAGGTGGATTTACCGAAGTCGCAAAGGCAACAGATATTGTAACAACAATTCTAAATGCTTATAACATGAAATCGGAAGAATCTACAAGAGTATCTGATATTTTAATTCAGACACAGAATAAAGGTAAAACGACAGTTGATGCATTGGCTGAATCAATGGGAAACGTTATTCCAATAGCTAAAGCACAGAATGTTAATTTGGAAAACATTGCTGCTTCTTATGCAATCATGACGGCTAATGGTGTAAATACTGCAAGAACCACTACCAATCTGAACAGTTTGTTAAATGAATTAGGCGACAGCAGTAAAACAGCAGCAATTGCGTTAAAAGAAGAAACAGGAAAGAGCTTTCAGGAATTAATGAGCGACGGACATTCTCTTGGTGATGTTTTGAAGTACTTGCAGAATTATGCAAAAAAGAATGATGTTCAGTTTGGCGAATTATTCAAAAAATCAAATGCAAGAAGTGGAGCTTTAGTTTTAATGAAAAATGGAGCTGATGGCTTCAATAAATCATTAAAGGTTATGAAAAATTCATCAGGAAGTACAGCAAGTGCCGTTGATAAGTTACAGACATCAAGTGTTCGCTTTAATAAATCTTTGAACAAGGTTAAGAATATCGGGCTTGAAGTTGGCGGAGTATTCCTTGAAGAATTAAATCCACATTTAGACGAATTTGAAAAGAAGTCAGAAGAAGTAGTTGAATATGCTTCGGAACATATGGACGAAATCATAGACGGAATTAAGACAATTGGAGTTGTTGCAGGAACAGCATTTGCAGTCAACAAGGTTGTCAAATTCGGAAACAGCCTTGTGGATGTTGGAAAGGGTGTTTATACAGTGGTTGGAGCAGTCCAAAAAATGGCAGTAGCCAGAGCAATTGACACGACTGCAACAGAAGCTGAAACAGTGGCACAGGTTGGATTAAACACTGCTATGAAAGCGAACATCTTCATAGGTGTAGCGGCGGCTGTTGGAACTCTTGCATATGCTTTGTATCAGGCTACAACAAGGACAAAGGAGCAGTCCGAGGAAGTTAAAAAAGCAATAGAAGTTAGGAAAGAGTTTAAAAATTCCGTTGAGGATGCAACGACCGAAGTTGATAAGGAATATCAGACATACGATAGATATATGTATCAGCTAGATAGATATATCGACAAAAACGGAAAGATTAAAAAGGGATATAAGGACAGAGTTGAAGTTATTCGTAAGGACTTAAAGGACAGCTTCGGAATTGAGATGAATATCATTAACGGAACAGTCAAAGGATGGCAGAATGTCAGGAAGTCAATTCAAGATGTTATTGCTACTGAAAAAGCAAAAGCATATATGGATTCTCAAAAAGACAACTATAACGAGGCATTAAGCGGACAGGCAGAATACTCTAAGAAGTTGGCTGATAATTCAAAGAAAATGCGTGACACAGTTCAAGAGCTGTCGGATGCAAGGCTTGAATTGAAAGCATTGGAAAACGATGCTACTTCGTCAATGAAAGACAGAACGGACGCTGCCGCTAAGGTTCAAAAATTGGAAGAAGATTTAGCTGAATATCAGGAAAGACATAAAGAGTATTCAAAAACATATGCCGAATATTCCAATAACGTTAAGAATTACGAAAGTTTGACAACAGCTGTTGCCAGTGGAAGCACGAAAAAAATTAGTAGTGCGTTAGCAAGAATTACATATGATTTGAAAAGCGCATCAACAGCAGATAAAAAAACACTGGAAAAACAGGTGGAAGATACAAGGAAAACATATGAATATTTGGCAGAAGAATATAAAAAAGGTACGTCAGGAATAAGTAAAGAACAAGTTAGAACCGCAAAAAAGGCTTATGATATTGCAGTTTCTGAATGTAAAAAAGTTGGCGGCAAATATGTTGAAGCAGGTAAGGAAGGTGGAAAAAAATATAGCAAAGGCTTCAAAGTCGGTGTTGAAGAATTCTTCACATTAAATCCGGTTGATGTGTCTGTGAATATGGCAGTTAAGAATAAAGGGGTTAATAAGAAAGCGACTTCCATAGCCGGTATTCCTTCAATTATGAAAATTCCGCAAAATGCGGAAGGTGGAATATATGCAAAAGGTGCATTCGTTACATCATTTGCCGAGGAATCAGCAGAAGCAGCAATTCCGCTCAACAACAAGCCACGTTCGATTGCTTTATACAAGCAGGCAGGCGAGATTATGGGATTAAACAGAGACAAGGGAAACATTAACATCAAAAATCAGATTGAGGTTTCAGAAACGAACAGCTTATTGAAAGCAATCCTGAAAAAAGACAACAACTTGTATATTAATGCTGACAGGCTCAATGAGAGAACGGAAAGCAGTAGAAACAGAACTGACGGAATTAAATATGCGCTTCAAGGAAGGGGGCTTGCAATTGAATAGAACGATTATATTCAACGGAATTAACGGATTGGAAGCATTTGACTTGATTGTAGATACAGTGACTAAGGAGCCACCGGGCAAGACTGACTACAGACAGTCAATGCCTTTTCGGTCGGGAAGCTATAATATGGCGAAAACAATCGGAAGATCAACGTTTGACGATAGAACAATCGTTTATACTTGCCAATTAATCGAAAAGGACACAGAAGAATTAGATAAGATTTTGACAGCTATCAACAATTGGCTGTTAAGTCCGGTTGAAGCCGTTCTTCAGGACACAGCGACACCGGAATATCACTTTGTCGGAGAATGCTTAAGCGTTGTTCCGGCATCTAACGAGCAGGGATATGTTGAATTGACGATAACATTCAAATGCTATCCTTGCAAGATATTCAACAATTCAATATCAGAATTGGAGTGGGACAGTATTGTTTTTCCAATAGATGTGATACCAGTAACGGATTTCGTTATTGGTACTGGTGATACAATTCAAATAGACAACATATGCTCAACACCGATTGAATTTACTGCAAAAGGAGACTACAACAGCTGTACTGTTGAGGTTAACGGAACAACATATGCATTGAATAAAGACGGAAAAGCAGGCTTCGTTCTCCAACCTGGGTTGAACAATATAACTATTGAAGCAGTAAGTCCAAGTCCATCGAATTTGACTATAGACTATGTCAGAAAGGAGCTTTAATGTATACAGTTGAAATTGAGAATGACGGAGAAAGGACAGTTATTAACTCTCCGGACACAGAGCATAGAATATCTGGAACGTATACGAAAGCTAAAAACAAGATTCCGTCTTGCACATTTAATATATATCCGGATAATCCCGGCTATAACAAACTATCTGAATATAAGACTTTGGTTAGAATATACGACCCAACAGCGGAAGGAGAAAAACAGCAAAAATTCGGCGGCAGAGTAATCTTGATTGAAGGAAAGGTTGATAGCACAGGTTTCTACAAGACTGTTACTTGTGAGGGGTGGCTAGGCTACTTTAAGGACACAATCAATTATTTATATTCAGCAATTAACGGAATTAAGGAAGATATTCCGGTCAATCAGATAGTTACTCAATTCGTTCGTTGGCACAACGAAAACTGTAGCGAAGAACACGCTTTTGATGTTGATACATTCGCTACTACGGACACAATAGGCGAATACAGTCCGTCAGCTGATAAGAGTTCATTCGATGCTTTGACAGACGAAAATCTTACTAAATATCTTAACTATGATGTTAAAGAATATCTGGGTAAAGACGGAAATATGAAACGTATGTTGTATTGCAACGAAGGACTGAACAAGGCAGGAGATACAATCATCAGATTGGGCGAGAATATGCAGAGCCTTACTGTAACGAACAATTTCGATAACATATGTACAAGAGTAATTCCAACAACTAAAGACGGAGTTCTAATGGGAACATTAGGGATTGATACCATATGGGTTGACGATACAGAAGCAATCAAGAAATTTGGCGTTATAACGAAAATGCACACGTTCGATTATTTGAGCAAGACGAAATCGTTGGCGAAGGCAGGTAAGAATTGGCTTAACAGCAACAGCAAGGTAACAAGAACAATAACAGTTAATTGTTTGGATTTGTTTGATATTGATGTTACACCGGACAGTTTTGAGGTTTATTCAACTTATTTGATAGATTGTCCTGAATTGGGCATAAGCGAACGATTGGAATTGACACAGTTGACAAGAGACATTAACGAGACATGGAATACACAGCTTACATTTGGCGAAATACTGTATTCAGCAAGAAGCTACAAATCATTAAAGTAAAGGAGAATTGATATGGCAGATTTAAGTGAAATTATTGGAAACATTAGAAAGGCTAGATTGGCAAGAGATGTCAGGGGAGCAATAGCAGACGGATTTGAAGAATTGAAAAAATTAGAAGAAAAATTGAGAAGTCATTGGAACGGCAAGACATGGTATGCGTACGGAACAAGTCTGACGGATATTGATGGAGTTGGTCAATATTGCAAAACAGTTAGAGATTTGAGTGGATTGCACCTTATGAATAAGGGAACATCTGGCGGTGGAATATGTTCAAACACATTAATCAAGGATGCAGTTATGAATGTAATTGACGGAAAGTTGACCGCAGATTTAATCACGTTGGAGGTTGGAGCGAATGATATATCTGCCAATATTGGAAGCATATACGATATTGGAGACGATACATTCTGTGGTGCTCTTAATCAATGTATAAGATATTTACAGGAAAACACAAATGCTCAAATTGTTGTAATATCCTCAACAAACAGCAGATACAAGGCTGATGATAAGACGTCAGAATTTACTCCAGAACGAAAATTCGGCACTGATAATCATACAAAATTCGACCAGTGGAAAGCTATTAAAGAGGTATGTGCGATTAATAGCGTTCCTTACATTCCAATGGGTGAAGAGGCAGGACTTGGATACGCAAGAATGATTTCGTCAGATAAATATAACATCGACAACATACATCATACAGCCTTGGGTGGTAAGAATTTAGGGGAATTCGTGTGGAGCAGGCTTAAGAACATTCCTTTGTGGGAAAGCAGTTCTTCTACCATTTTAAAAATTGTAACACAGCCCCAAGATGTGTCGGCTAAATCAGGCGATTCTGTCAGCTATACAGTTGTAGCAGAGGGCGAAAGTCTCACATATCAGTGGCAGGTAAGCAGTAGTAATGGTGCTAAGTGGGGCAACACAAGTCTTACAGGAAACAATACAGCAACATTAACTGTGTCTCCCGTTGGAACAGTGCTCAATGGCAGATTATACAGATGTGTAATTACGGATAAAAATGGAAATACGATAATAACTAATCCTGCGAAGCTGACTGTAACAGAATAAAGGAGAATAGATATGGAAACAAAAGTAATTAATGGAAAAGAATTTAAACATACAATATCTGATAAGGGTTTTATGATAAAAAGGGATAATGTTCTATATGACGAAGCGTACGACCCAGTAGGTTTCGATAGAGAATATGAAGAAACATATAAGGCAGTAGGAGAAGAGGAAGAATAGAGGTGATTCAATGATTAGGGATGTAGGCGGATAGAATTTTCTTATATCAAATAAAAAGACAATAAGGAGAGAAGAAATGACAGCGTATCAAATCATATCCGCATTGGGTATTCCGTCGCTGGCAGGAGCAATACTGTTAAGTATTTTTAATTTAGTAAAATCAAAACATTCATCAAACAAACTAATAAGAAATGGTGTTATTGCGATTTTGCACAATAAAATATACACGTTAGGCAAACAGTATATTGAGCGAGAATACGTGACTATTGGAGATTTAAAAGATTTTGAATATCTTTACAATGCGTATCATGCTTTAGGCGGAAACGGAACAGGAACGGAAATATATGAAAGAGTTAAGAATTTACCTATAAGGTAAGAGAAAGGAGATTAATATGAGCGAAAAAACAAAGAAATGGATTAAGGCAGCAGGAGTAAGAGCAGTTAAGACAGTAGCACAGACATTTGTAGCAACAGTCGGAAGTGCCGTTGTAATATCTGCGGTTGATTGGAAAGTGGTCGTATCTGCTTCATTGTTAGCAGGAATATTGAGCCTTGCAACAAGCGTAGCAGGACTTCCAGAAGTGGAGGAATAAGATGAAGATTAAAAAGAAGATAGCTAATTTTTATAATTGGCTTAAAGTTGTGGTTAAAAAGTCATACATAACAATTCACTACAGTTCAGGAACAATCGACACTGACGAGAACAACGGCGAGTATTTTGCAAGAGAAAAAGTCGGTGTTTCTGCTAACGTGTTCGCTGATGATGATAGCGTTACAATTTCCGTTCCTCTAGACTGTGTGGCTTATCACTGCGGAGTTGACTATTCTAACGGAAAGGCACCTTATTGGGGAAAATGTACCAACAGAAACAGCATTGGAATTGAAATGTGTGGCATAGCGAATGACAAGGTCCTTGATATGAGGAACCCAACGATTAAGAATACTGTAAATTACACCAAGAAGTTGATGAAAAAATACGGTATTTCAAGGTCAAGAGTTGTTCGCCACTATGATGTCTGCGGAAAGATATGCCCGGCTCCGTTCGTTCGACATCCTCTTGCGTGGGATTGCTTCAAGTTAAATCTGCTTACTTCCTACAAGGTCAGAACAACAACAGCGGGTGTTAAGGTCAGAGCCAAAATCAACGGAAAGCCATCCAAATCTTTGAAGAAAGGCAAGATTGTAACGATAGTTAGGACTTACTATCAGGACGGACAGCTTTGGGGAAGGACCGCTAAGGGTTCAATTGTTTGTCTGAAAAATACAAATTATAAGAAATATCTGTAAAAATCGGGAGTGTTTCGGCACTCCTTATTTTTTTGTCAAAACACATTAAAAATAATCAAGAAAAAAGTTGAAAGTAATTAAAATACGTCATTGTAGTATACGCCATTGGGTGGTATACTATGTACATAAGATAAAGAAAGGAACCACACAAGTGGTAAGGTAAAAAACGATGAAAGAAATGAGTGGAAAAAAAGCAGATTTCAATGATTTCAGATTTGATGGACTTAATTGGAGACAGTATAGCAACAAGTATTTAACGATGGAAAGAGTTTCTGATGATAAAAACAAGATTGTTGTTAAGGTCGCTGATGAACATATTATTCAAACAAAATTCGGATATGCCTTAATCCTTGACCATTCACACGTGGTGTTCTTAAAATCTTGGCAGGTAAATAACAACTACTACGGAACGGAAGTCCTCTTAACCAGAGAATATTTCAATGTTAAAGAATGGGGAGAACATGAAGACTTCGATGAAGAACCTGAAAACCTTGATTTTAACACTTGGTTGGAAACAGCTAAAGAACAGAATGCTGCGGATGAAGACGGAGTTAAACTTAACAAGGTTCATTGGGAAAAGTAGGTAGAGGTCTTTTTTTGGGGGAACAATAAATAAATTAAATAACCCGCCCCGAAGGTTACGAGGGCAGAAAGGATGTAACAATGCATATTAACATGATTAGATTAAACGAAACATACGTTTTTTATGATTTAGAAACAGTAGACGGTGAAATTCAGATAGTTGCCCGATTTGTTAAAAACGGAGAGGAAATCGGAAAAATTTATAAAATCAGCACCTTGCAGTATCAGGGGGCGGAAATGGTAGCCAAACTGTTAGATGATGATTTTGCAATAAAACAGGCAAAAGAAATTGTTGAAGAAATGAACAAATCAAAGCATAGTGCATTTAAGGAGATTTAGCGATGACATTGAAAGAAATTAGAGAAATCAAAGGCTTGTCAAGGCAGGACGTGTCAGATATATTGGATATTCCAAAACGAACAATAGAGGGTTGGGAAACGGGGGTAAGGAAAGCCCCTAACTATGTAATGAAGCTGATTAATGATAAACTGCTGAATATGACACAAGAGGACATCATAAGCGAAAAAACGTACTGCGTTGTTGAATATGACTTCAACGAGGGAGCAAGTATCGTTAAATGCGGAACAAAAAAGGAATGCATTGACTACGAGGACAGTGAAAGGAATAAGCTGACGCAGGAAGAACAGCTTTTCAGGAATTACAGCACAAAACGCATGAGTGATTACGAAAAGGAATTGGAATACAACAAGGCAGCAGATGAGTACAGGGCTACACTTCCAAAAGAGCAGCAAGATGAAACTGTTGAAATTGATGGAAAGACTTATGCTAAGTGTTTTTTAGATTTTCAAAAAAAATTTTATAACAAAGAATAAACAAAAGGGAACATCAATATGGTGTTCCTGATTTTTTTTTGATTTTATACAACACGAAATACAACACAAATAAATCAAAATCCCCTGAATGCCCTTTAAAAAGGGCAAAAAAAAGAAGCGCGAGACGGGGATCGAACCCGATATTGAAAAATTAATGAAATCCCTTTATTTATCGGAATCCCTTTGTTTATCGGCAGTTCGGCAGTTTATATAAATAGTGTAAACTTGATAAAAAAGGGGTTTTTTACATAAAATACAACGCAAAATACAACACGAATACAACACGAAAATAGCCCTAGAATTAAATCTAAGGCTATAATTCAAATTGAACTATTCTAATTTTGAAAAATATTCATTAGTCATGTCTGTGTATTTTTTTTGATAATCGGTCAATGAATTTCTATAAATTGCTTTTAATGTTCTGTCAGAACTCCATCCGCCACGTTCCATGATGTACACGTCAGGAACACCGATTGCGTGCATTATGGAAGCCGAGTAGTGTCTTAAATCGTGGAATCTGAAATGCGGTAATTTCAGTTGCTTTATAGTTGAAGCAAACACCTTAGTCAAAGTCCTGGGCGAAATCTGTACCAATTTTCCACTTTTAGGAAATTCATCAATAACGAATTGGGGCAACTCTATAACTCTGGTACTGGATGTATTTTTTGTCGCCTTTAAAACTAAACCCTTATCGTGAGCGTCAACCAATGCTTTATTTATTATAACTCGATTCCCATTAACATCATCAGCAGTAATTCCGCATATCTCTGAACGTCTCAACGTGCCATAGGCTGCAAGATATACAGCGATTAGCATATCTTTATTATTTGTTTTTTTGAAATGTCTCACAAGCTTCTGTACGTCGCTATCTGTCGGAATGTATACATCTACCTCTTTTTTCTTCTGTGGCAATTTTACTTTGAAATTAAATGGTATATCCGCATAGTCGATTGATGAATGTAACAAGCCGTATGCGTTCAATACAGTTTTGGGCGACAATTCTTGATTGATTTCTCCAATCCAACGTTGAAGAATATTTGAAGTCAAGGTGTTCACTGGTAAATCTAGAATTGTTTTATAATGATTCCTGTAAGAACATTCATATCCGCTGATTGTTGTCGGAGATAGTGTTGTTCGCTTAGAATCAATGTATTCTAATATGATTTGACCGACAGAGCAGTTGCCCTTATCTTTTTCACAATCTTTTTTATTAATAATGTATTCAGTCGCAAGATATTCACTTTCTTTTTTCGTGTCAGCAGTAAATGATTTGTAGTGATTTTTCCCCTTGTCATCAGTATAGTCGTATATTAATGTCCTCCAACTCCCTGACGGAAGCTTCTTTGCTTTTGCCATATTGTATCTCCTTTCTTGATCTGGGTACAAAAATAGCACCCAGTATTTGACTGAATGCCCCAAAAATGATACAATACAACTTAGTTGGAATGTTGTTATATCATTCTGGAGCTGGTCTTTTGTGGCTGGCTCTTTTTTTATTAAATTATTGCATCATTTAAAATCTGTTTTTTTACAGCAGTATTGCTTATTGAGTAAAAATAGAAAGAAACCATTTTACTACCATCCAAACAAATATACACGTCTGTATGCACTAAATCATCATTGAATTTACAAGAACCACTTGTTGAGTAAAAAAAGTTGCATCCTCTTGAAAAATAACAATCCATTTCAGTTGAAAGATCGAATGTAGAATCGTTAACTATATTGATGTAATCTTTGAAGGTATCGGTAGTAAAAACGTCGTAAAGTTTGTCTTGAACAAGAACTTGAATTAACATTCCATCATAAGAATATGTTTGTATTCCATCTTCATCTGAAACTAATTCATACTCTTTGGGCAATTCAAAGTATATATCATCCAATGAATGACTTACCCAAGTTGTATCAATCTTCTCAACCTCTTTGCCTGATAGCAAAGTCTTTAAATCGTTAATAGGTAATTCATAATCTTTTTTGCCTGCAATATTGTTGTTTAGCATTTTATTAAACTCATGAATATATCTAATAGCTTCGTAGTCATGCTTATCTTCATCTTCAATATCGTTGGCTTGTTCTTCGTAACCATCAACATTAGAAATTAGGTCGTTTTTGGAAATGTCGGCAGAAATGTAATGATTGTAGTCGTTTACTACTTTTTGGGAAATATTCCTAACCCCCTTACTTAAAAGTGCGTTTTTGGTAGCTTTTTTGCTTGCTGAACCGCCACAACCAGTAAGTACAAGTGAAGCAGTAACGAAAAGAATTAATAATTGTTTCTTCATATGTTTTTCCTCCTAAAAAATAAGTATTTCGTTAATATCAATAATATCTTTATTTTGAAGTTATATCAATAAAAATTTGAAAATTTGGCATAATAACCAATAAAAAACGTCAAGGGGGATATATGAAACTGAATATTAAAAAGAAACGACTAAAAAAGAAACTGTCAATCAGGGAATTGGAAGAATTAAGTGGGGTTAGCAGAACAACAATAAGCCGACTGGAAAACGGAATTATCCCTAAGAGTTTGCTTGAATTAGAAGCACTGGCGAACGCCCTGGAGGTTAATATTAAAAGTTTTTTTCGTTGAATTTCCCACAAAGCCTATTATCAGGTCTCATATTTGAGACACGCAAAATTGCCTATTTACAAGGCTTTTTTTCGTGGTTATACTTGTATTTAGTAAATGAAAACAAGGGGCAGGAACAAGAAAAATAACGGACTAGAAGAACGCTACTAATCGAAAAACGAACACCCAATTTTTAAATTTACTATTTACATAA